ACAAGCAGCTTTGTACTTATTCCAACTAAAATCCATAGGTCTAATGAACACATTATGTCGTGCTAGAGCATCTTTTTGTTTAAATGTTACCGCTTGATTTAGCCATCTTTTACCTTTCCTAGCACCATCACCATCTTCAATGCCCCTTAGAAAGTCGTCAGCGGCTGCAATTGCTTGTTCCTTAGTGCCAACACTAATGATTCTCAACCTACCTCTATCACGCTTTACAACGCATACAGATATGTTGTCTAAATGTGCGACCAGGCCAAAACCATTAAATCCACTTGCCATCATACATCTACCATTCTCAAAAAGATCTAACCATCTAAATGGAGATCTGTCTATTAAATCTACCTCTGTCATAGTAAAGTTTTCAAGTGCTTCTTTATTATCAGCACCAAACTCATGGCCACAAATAGGACACTCACGACTTGATAATGGTATTTCTGATTGACATTCTGGACATACTTTTAGCGGTGTTGCTCCTTGTTTTGTTTGTTGATCTCCATCTAAATCAACACCCTCATCTAATGAGCCATGTGTCAAAACACTGGTGCCAAAATCTAACACAACACAATCTTTCTTAATAAGTCCTGGATATTCCTCTTGGCTAATTGTTCGCAATCCACGACCAATCATTTGCACCATTGTAGATTTGTATGAGCATGGTCTTGTTAATACAATGCAACTAATTGGTGGTGCATCAAAACCCTCAGTAAGAACTGCTACATTAACAACAACCTGGACATCTCCACGCTCTAAGTCTTTAAGTATCTGCATTCTTTCTTGGGATGGTGTGTCGCCAGTAACTATTTCTGCTCTTATATTGGCTCTTCTAAACTCATCACATACATCTTGTGCATGAACTATGGTGCTACAAAAAACTACAGTTTTTCTTTGACCAGCTTTATCTTGCCACTCCTCAACAATTCGTTTGTTGATAGCTCTTTTGTTCATAATTCTTTCGACTTCTGACATATCGAAGTCTGTTACTGTTTTGCGAACATTCGCTAAATCTTTCTGTACGCCTACATCAATGACAAATGTTTTTGGCGGCACCAAAAATCCCTCTCTAATTAAAGTGCTAATCTCAATCTGATGTGAGCAATTAGTAAATACTTTGTTTAAACCTTTTCTATCTCCACGATTAGGTGTTGCGGTAAAACCAACGATCTCTACGGAATTGTTCGCTTGTCTAACTTTATCAATGATACGCATATAAGTATCAGCTACTGCATGATGACTTTCATCAACCACAACTAAGTCAAAGTGATTGATGTTATTTAGATTGTTGTCTCTTGATAATGTCTGCACCATGCTAAAAATGGTATTACCCGACCAGTCTTTTTCTGATCCATCTACAATGCTAGTTGTAATGTTAGGATTAACCTTAGAAAACTTAGTTCTATTCTGTCTTACTAATTCATCTCTATGTTGCAGAATAAGAACCTTGTTACCTATTTTAAATCTTTTGCCTACCAAGGCCGATAACATAATTGTTTTGCCTGCTCCTGTGGGTGCAACTACAATTGTGTTCTTATGTTTGTCTAAAGCAGTCGAGGCATCGTCTACTGCTATCTTTTGGTATTGTCTTAAAATCATGTTTGCTTCCTAGTTTAATGGGTAGCTTTGCGGTATCGGTGCTACCCAAACCGACTCTAGCAGACTAAGAAGGAGTCTTACCGCTAGAACCTAGA